AAGTGACAGCCTCGGAACGCGGCGTCGGTGTCTCTATCGGGACGCGGCCCAGATCGACGGGGGCCGGAGCACGGGCAGCGGCCTGTTGCTGCTTGTCCCGGTAGTCCTGCTCCATGACGTTGCCGATTTCCTCGCCGCCCCCGGTGCGGGCCGCGAGTTCGGCGTCGGTCAGGGCCTGCCGGGAACGGGTCCAGTCGGTGGACGCCTGGGTCAGCCTCCTTCCATATTCGTCGGTGGCGAGATCGCTCCGCATTTTGGCCAGCTTGATCTCGAAATCCGGATCGCCCCAGAACGCCTTGGCCAGCATGTTGGCCGTGCTCATCAGGCTGTTGTCGCCGCCGCTCGAATTGATCCTGACGCCCATCGTTGCCATGAAAATCTCCTAGAAAACGCGGGGTGTCGGGATGGGGGCGGTCTTCGGCAGGGCGGTTCTCAAACCCGCCCACGGGTCGGTGATGCTCTTTGTCGCGGCCTTCGCTATGCCTCCGGTGGCTCCGCCAGAGAGGTTGCCCAGCCCCTGCGTCCCGAAGGACAGCGCGGCCTGGGCCAGGGCATCGCCCACTCCCGGCGTGTAGGTGACCTGAACCGGCTCGATGGACTTCTCGGTCCCGAACGCGCCCAGCGAACCGCGCCGGAACTCGTTGTACTGGTCGATGCCCGCTCCCGACTTGTTGAGGATTTCCTGATTGCCCCGGCCCAGCCCGCCGAAGCTCTGGCCGTAGGAGGAGACACGGGCCAAGGCTCCGAGACGCTGCCTCGCGCCCGTGGTGGCCTCGTTGATCTTCCTGGCCAGGTCTGACTTGAACACGTCGCTGTTGGTCTGGGAACTGACGTCGGTGAGTTCCTTGTCGGCGACGGAGATCGGCGCTCCGGCCTCGGCGGTCGGTTGCTGTTGGCCCTGGCCGGTCAGTTCGGCGGCGAGCCGTGCCTCTTCGTCGCTCTGCCGCTTGGACTGGTCCTCGGCGGTGAGTTGCTGGAGACCCTCCTGCCGCGACTGGTCGGCCTTCTGGCGGAGGTCTTCCTGGCGGAGGGATTCCTGTTGCCGGAACTTCTTCTGTTCCTGTTGCCACGCGGAGACCTCACGCGCCTGCTTTTTGGCGGCGCTTGCCGCGCCCATGGAACTGGCGACGGAGCCGACAGCGCCGATGGCCGTCGAGGCCAGCGAGATGGAGACGGGATCGCACATGGTCGTGTCTCCTCAGACGATCCGGCTGGCGTCGGACGCCGCCGCTCTCGTGGCCGCGATTTTCTTGGCGTTCTGGACGCCCTGGAGGTAATTGGTCCCGCCGATGGTGGCGAGGTTGAAGATGTCTCCGAGGGCCGTCTTGGCCGGATTGTCTGCCTCCGCCGAGATGTTGGTCAGCGCGTGCTCGGCCTGGCTGGCCGCGACCTCCGGGTTCTCGGTGGCGTAAAGCTGGCCGGTGGCTGCGGTCTCCTCCTTGGCGACACGGTTCTTCAGGTCGCCCGTGGCGGTGTCGACATTCGACCGGACCAGTCCCTCCTGGATGGTGTTCTGCTTGGCGAGGTCGGCGAGGTTTCGGATTTTCGAGGAGGATTCCAGCGTCCCTGCGCGGGCGTGGCGGAACTTGGTCTCGTCACTGGCTTCGCCGTACTTCTCGGACACCTGGGGCATGTAATAGTCGAGCAGCCCCTGCGAGAACTTGTTGTAGAAGTCGGGGCCGATGCCTCCGCTGGTCTGCCCTGTCGCCTCCTGGCCACCGTAGGTGACGTCCGATCCGACTTCGTGAAGCTGGCCATCCGGCCCCTTCACCATCCACTTCATGCCTCCGCCGCCTCCGCCGCCCGTGGAGACACCGCCGCCGTACTGGTAGCCGCCTCCGCTGCTACTGGAGGCACTATACTGAGGCAGACGACCGCTACCGGTTTGGCCAGGCTGGGTAGCACCCTGCCCGCCGACGTAGCCGGAACTCTGGGCACGAGGGGCTGTCGATGTCGCCGCTTGGGGAACCTGGACGTAAGTGTAGCCGGGAAGGCCGGAGACAGCGGCTCCAGACGCAACGCCTTGCCCAGGCGCGGCGGCGGTTCCGTGCCTGGTGACGTTTTGCATCACCGGAGCGCCGTGGAATATCCCCTTGATCCGTTCGAGGCCGGTGTTGATCCGGCCCTGGCGTTCGGCCTCCTTCTGTCGCGCCTGTGCAGCCTCTTCCCGCTGCATCTGCACCATTTCCCTGGAGGACTTGTCTGAACCCTTACCACCCACGGTCCTGTCTCCTTACAGTGCGCGGCCCATGAAGGTGCCGATGTTGGTGAAGCCGTGCTTCCTGAACGTGTTCTCCAGCGCCCGCGACGATAGTGTCTCCGACGTGATCGGGGCATGAAAGGCGCAGGCTCCGTCTTCCGTCGCCATGCGAAGGCCGAGTTCGAACAGGATGGCCGGGACCGCCGTCCTCCGGTGCGCCTGCCTGACGAAGAACGTACCCATCACGGCAACCGGCCTGACCGAGAAATTATGATCCAGCGTGTAGGCGAAGAAGCCGATGACGCACTCCCTGTAAAGCGCCAGGAGAAAGACCCCGTTGCCGTATTCGAGCTTGGCCTGCATCCATTCGCGGTAGCGGTTCTCGTCCGGTTCGATGCCGCGATCCTTGTAGTGGGCTTCTTCCCAGTGCTCCGGCCACAGGTCGATGATGCCTTCGACGTCGGCAGGCGTGGCGACCCGGAACGCGTAGTGTTCGAAGGTCTTCTTGTAGACGCGCTGGTGGGGTTTCAGGTCGTCAAGAGGGGTGTGCATCCGGCTCGTCGCGCTGGAACAGGAGCATCTCCTGTCGGCGGGGGCCAAATCCCCGGAGTGTGGCCTTGGACCGGAAGCCCAAGAGCGTCAGCCATCTCTGCGAACGGACATTGTCCGGATGGACAAGACACGCGGCCCGCCTGATCCCTATGGCACGCAGTTCGGGGATCATAATCTTTCGTATGTACTTCGTCACCGTCAGGATCGAAGACCAGCCGCGTTCGGTCTTGAAGCCCCAGACCACGGCGATGTCCCTGGAGACAGGGTTGGCCCCGAAGGCGAACACCGGCTCGGCCTCGTCGAGCACCACCTTGCAGATACGGCTTTTCGCGGCGTCGAACGCCAGCATCCACGGGTCGTCGAGATTGCGGGTGACGGCAAGCTCGTGACGGTCAGCCGCGCACAGGCCCTCGCCGATGGTGATCAGTTCGTCCAGAAGGGCGTCGTGGACCTCACGCTTCGTCATCAGCCATCTCGTAGTGGACCGCGCAGTTGGAAAGGGTCACGGGTTTGTCGTCGTCGTTGTAGAAGCGCAGCGAGAAATGACTGTCGTAGCCCTGCAACTCGCTGGCCCCGATGTTCCATGTCGGCTTGTTGATGACCGCGATGGTCTCCTCGGCGGCGGGGTTGGTCGGGTCGAAGGAGACAGCGACACGCCAGCTTCCCGTCGTCGGTTCGGCGGGGTCGGGAGGGTCGGAGGGCCGGTTGTAGGAGACCGTGGCGTCGACGGCCTGAAACAGCTTCCGGTGGCCTGGCTTCTTGCCGTCCAGATACGGCAACCGCACCTCGACACCGCAGTTGTCGTAGGAATTTCCGGCGGAACCGCCATAGACATAGAGACGGTCGGCGGTCGAGCGGATGAAAATCTTGCCGCCGCACGTTACCGCGTGCTGCACCGTGAACGGCAGCGTGAAGTAGGACCAGGCCGTGATCTTGGGGCCGGGGAAGTAACTGAGGACCAGGATTTCGTCGGGAAAAACCATCCAGAACCGGCCCACGGACGGCTCCAGCAAAGCGATGGCCTTGTTCATGTAGGCCGATCCCTTGCTCTGGAGCAGGGCGACGATGGTCGGGTCGACAGGAGACCCGATGTCGGAGACGGAGGCCGAGTTCGAACTGTCCCTGGCCTTCAGCGAACGTATCCCCGACTGATCCAGGTAGAGCACGTCTCCGTTGCCGTATTGCAGGGGTGATCTCGACGCCGCCGTTCCGGTGCCTCTGAGCAACTGATCGAAGTTGTTGAGGTCGTCATCCGGGTTGAGCATCCATATCTGGACGGCCTCGGTCGAGAAGATCGCCATCTTGTCGTAGTAGATTTCCAGCGAGGTCAACTGCTCGCTGTCGGCGTCCTGCTTGGACAGGATGATGTAGCCCGCGCCGAGGTCGGTGCTGGGGTTCCAGAGCAGCGGGTCGTCGAGCTTCGAAAACGACAGCGTCGACCCCAGCACGGAGTAGATTTTGCTCTGGAAAGTGCGGACGTAGAAGCCCTTCCCCGTGCCTCCGGTCAGCACGGCATCGTAGTAGTGCGGGTTGTTGCTGGGGAAAGCCGCTGCCGGATCGTAGCAGGCCAGATAGATTTTCCCGTCATAGACGTCGTAGTCGTACTGCAACAGGCCGGTGGCCGGATTGGGGATTTTCTGCCCCTTCATGGTCACGCCGGGGATGCTGATGGTCGGCAGCGGCGGCACCACGTTGCGGCCAAAGACGTAGAGGCTGGATTCCGTGGAGGCCAACCCGAAGCTTCCGGCCACGGAACCGATGTCGACGAAGGCGCGGCGCTTGGCGATCTCGCCGCCGGGAGTGACGACGGCGTTGACGAGACGGGTCAGCGTTCCCGCCGGGGAGGTCAGCGGAGACTTACGGGTGTCCAGCCCCGCCGCGAAGTTCTCGATGAGTTGGTAGGTCAAAATCCCCGCCCGAAAAGGATGTTGTTGTTACGGGTGCTGCGGTTGGGAGACCCGCCTCCCAGCGACGAGACCTTCATCTTGGCCGAAATCTTGTTGCCGAGCAGCTTGGCCAGGTGTCTCTGCGCCTTCTGCATCTTGATGGAGGCATCCTCGGCCTTGGCCCGCGCCAGGAGATCGGCGGCGGTGAACAGCACGATGGCCGTGGAATCGAGGGTGGAGACATCGGCGTCGGCGATGAACGGATCGAGCATGTCCTGGCCGATGAAGCGCAGCCTTGCCGCCGTGTTCGGCGTCGGCCACACCCTGAAGAAGCCTTCCCCGTTGGTGTCCCAGCACTGCGCCGGATCGCTGCGCTGGCTGTTGGTGCCATCCGGCAGGATCATGTCCTCGTCATCGATGCCGTAGTCGAGCGGGGTCCAGTGGGTTCCGGCACCGGACCCTGCCGGTGCCGTCCATGTCTCGCGGATGCAGTCGTAGGGCATCGAGACGTCGTAGGGATAGGAATACTGCCCCGCCGTCAGCGCGACGGAGACACGCAGCTTCAGTTCCGGCCAGACGAACGCGGTCCAGAGTTCCTCCTGGGTCCGCTTCAGGAGGTACTTGAGCGTCTCGATGGAGTTGGTTCCCTGCGCCACGTCGAGCGAATGGCCGCACTCGGCGCGGAGGTTCTTGACCATGACCTGAAGCTGGGCGGTGATCATCTATTTCTTCTTTGCGGCTGATTTGGCTGCGGGCTTCTTCAGGGTAGCGGCCTGGCCGAAAATCTTCTCTTCCTCGACGTCTTCAGCCTGTGCCTCTTCCTCTGCCTCCTCCGGCTGGTCGTACTCGGAATAGGGGTCTTCCTCCTCGGTCTCGGCCTCGGCCTCCCTCACGGCGTAGTCGCCGACGACCTCGGCAACCTTGCGCTCCTCCGGAGGTGGCGTGTAAGGCTCGGACCCCTTGGCCGTGGTCTTCTCCATCTGGCCGCTGAGAGG